CTTAATCAAACGAGTACCCCCCTTACTTTTATCTAAGTAGAATATGCAAGGAATCCTCATCCTTAAACCATTAGTTTCCAAGTAACCTTTACTTTGAACACTACTTAAATCCAGACTGCTCGTATCTACTCCTAAATAAGCACACCCAAGCAAGAAACTATCCACCTTGTGCGGAGGAACTAAATCATAACTCTCACTCTCAAGGAAATAAACACTACCCATAACTTGCCTACCATGACGCATTAAACGAGTAATAGCATCCTTGTCTGGTACTAAGTCACTCTCAACGAATAACAAATAATCATATCCTTCGTTTAGTACTTTGTTCCTGGCATAATTCTGAGCATTACACAATGCTTGTCTACTATTAGCCCCACGATTAACCCTAACCACGTTAGCGCCACGCATACGAAGCTTCTTAACATAACTACTACCCTTAGAATTATCAATATAAACATATTCATAATTTGGATAATCAAAATTCTTAATCGCTTGAAAGTTCTCCTTAAAGACGTAGTCCTTACCTTGATACGTCGGGATAGCCACTAAGACTTTTGGATAATCATTCTTTTTTAAAGACACGATTACCACCCTCAGTAACAACTAAACACTCATCAGCACCCTTATTAAACAAATACTTACACGCCACAACACCTGAGCCATCACTACCATTATTCTTAACAACTCGGAAGTTATTAAGTAATAAGCCCTTGAAGAACTCAGCGTACTCTTGTGAACCAACCTCATCAACCACGACGACTAAGTCGTAGTCTAAGTTATTCTTTAACAAATCATAAAAAGTTTCCTTAAATTTGTTAAAGTCTTTAAATGTAACAATACCTAACCACTTCACCATTTCTACACACCCCATTATCACTGATTAAGCCGCTATACGAGCAGCCTTAAGTTTAGGATTATTAGTAAACGTAAAACCCAAATACTTAGGATTCCTGAGCCTACCAGTCTCATCACTCTTAGCCAAAGCCTCAATACTTAAGCCTTTAAATTTCTCAGCGTGATTCTTATATCTCTTATCCAGAACTGCTTGAATCCACAACTTACCCTTTTCAAAAGTAGCCTTAATAGTCTTAAAAATACCCTTCTCTTTCTTAAGTTCAGCTACGATTGCATCATAATTATTACCAAACCTCTTAACCAACGAGTTAAGTTTCTCATGGTCCACATCAGGCAACGTACTACCCATAACGTTGATTTGCTCACTAATACTCTGTAACTCCTCATCCGTGAAGAATTTACCTTCCGTATTAGGGGTTGTATCAGCGAGGATAGCGTCCAAAATGATTTCCTCAGTTTCACTATTCATCACAACACTTATTTCAGGCTGTGACATTTTAAAAGAAAACAATGTAGGGGTATCAAAGTTATCACTCATAGCTACTAATGAACCACCATTTTGGACTAATTTAGATTTAACAGCACTCCACGCAACATCAAGAGCCACGCCCTCAGAAGAGCCACCACTCAAAGATTTATTATAAACCTCATTAAAATACTTAACACCACTCACTGGTAATAACTTATCAAGGTCTTTAATCATTCTTAGCCACCTCAAACACATAAGGATACTCATCATACTTAGACTTAGCATTCTTAACCATCACACTCTGATTAGCCTTACTAATACTATCCCCCTTCTGTCCTTCACGACTAGGAGCATTATCATGAGGTTTATTACCAATACTTGCTTCGTTTCCTAATCCAACATCCTCGTTACTAAGTCCCTTTAACTCTTCGGGCTCCTTGAACAACTTGCTAGTATCAAAAACTACTCCTTGAGCCTCTAAGTACTCAGTGATAGCTTCATCAGTCATCATCATATCCTTCATAATCTTAGCAGTCTCAAACACGTGCATACGAACACTCTCATCCAACACACCAAACACGAAATCATTAGAGTCATACCCAATCTTAGGGAATAAATCATAACTGTTAACTTCTTCAATGATTCTCTGAATAGCCAACACACGAGTATTCAATGCTTGATACTGTTCTACACTATTACTTCTACCACTACTATCTGGTTTACCTACTGCTATAGGAGGCACTTGTAATAACACTAGGATTTGTTCATCACACCAATCTAATAACTCCCTAAGAGTTTGACCCTCAGTAGCAAAACTATTAAGGATTTGATATGTAACCTCGCCCTCAGCGATGATAGGCTTGGACTTATCCTTCTCACTAGCCTTCAAATAACTAAGGAAATCTTTAACCTTAGTAGTGTTAGCATTCTTGATATTGTAGAATCCTCTCATTTGGTTAGTTCCAAAGAACCACATCAACCACTGCCTAACATAATCCTTAACAAGGACCGTCTCATAAAGAGCTTCTATGGTTAAGTCACTCCATGTATTCGTAGTAATCTCATCAAGCTTAAAATGCACGATGTCTTTCTCAAACCAATAAGGCTTACCACTCGGACCTGATGTTTCTTGATAATATCCAATTACGTCTCCATTACTTTGAGCATCTATCCTCATAAATATTGTCTCAAGAACATTCAAATCACTAAATTCCTTATTCTTCTTCACGATTTCTAAGAAAGCATTATTGTAAAGCACTAAATTAAAAAGGAGTTTTCTAAACACGCGATTAAATCTTATTTCTTTAAGTTTGGTTTCTAATTCCTTAGTCCTAGTTTTCTTATTCCGTCCTTTAACCCACCACTTAGTCTCCAAGACCTTATCCACAATAGTGGTTAAGCAAGCTCTTACAAGCGGGTCGTTCTTAATAACTGTTAACGCCTTTCTAGGCTCGAATGTTGGGGCTTGCCCCATGACTCCTAAGTTATCTTTCCTAAGTGTAGAACTATTAAGGTAGTCCAACATATAACCTTTACTGTCAGCGTTACTTACTAATTCTTCATTCTTAATTGATTTAACCACGCATCACACCAAAATAAAACTTTTTTTATTTTCTTTTCACTCCTTCTACGTAACTATATATAAGGGGGGTAATTTATTTATAAAGGTTTCTCTTTTAACCCCTTTTTGACCTTCCTTTTAGCCTTATAATCCAAGAAACTCACCCTAAAAACCCACAAACCACGATTATCAAGATGGTCCAAATAAAAACGAGGATTACGAATAACTCGGTCAAGGACCTCCATATAGAAATCACGCTCCTCATCATCACTCATCCTTAAATTCTTCTTCAAGTAAACATCCCGTATCATCACTAACCCCCTCATTATAACCATAATCAGGCAAGAAGAAACCACTCCTCTCTTTATAAGGCACATTCTTAGGACGCTTCCTAATCATATACGTCATCTTCATCCACCTCTGCCAAATCCCAATACTTAAAACTATTCTCATCCTGCACAAAAAAATAAGCACTAAGAACAAATGAATCAATTAAGTCATCATTATAACCCGCCGCAGCTTGAATATAACTATTCCTTTGACCATGATTAAATTCTAAAGCGAGCATCTCAGTCTTCAAATCATCATCAGAGAAACTCTTCACCTCACCACGATTAATTGCTGCTCTGAAAGCACCATACTTCTTAACCTTCTCCGATTTGAAGTTCATTGGGTGTACGTTCCAACCCTTATCAACCATCCTAAGAATCATGTGAGTACCCGCGGCACAATCATCAGGAATCACTCGTTGCACGTTGAACCTAGTCATCAACTCTTCCATGTCCTCTATTAGTGTTAAATCCTTCTGTACTTCGTAAGTCTTCCTAAACAACCTACGAATCTCACCACTCTCACTCATAGTACTAATTGTGATAACTGTTTTGGATTTAGTTTGACCACCGAAATCCACACCCATATCACACTCACCCTTAAATTCACTTAACTCAGAATAATCAGAGGTGAATACTTGGAATACTTTCTTAGGGTCAAAATATGACTGCTCACCCTTAACGAACTTACAATAATAACCCCTATCCACTTCGTCCTTCTTACCATCAAGAATCATCTCATCCGTCTGCTTCTTAATCCTCGCATACCTATCAGGCAACTCAACCTTAATAGCATCAATCGTAAACAAATACTTCCTAAGACCTTCAACGTCTTCGTAATCATCATTAGGATTACTATACCTGTAGAAGAAACCACTTAGGACCCAAGGAGTACTAGTAAAAACCATTATAGCATCCATCTCATCAGCAGTAGGCACAATGTAATCATAAAAGACTTGGTCAGTCATCTTCTCAGACTTACCAGCCTCATCAATCAATATCAAAGAATAAGTATTACCAAGAATAATAGCAGTAGGAGGAAAACTCTTAATGAAACTACCCTGTTTACTATCCTTAAGTAAGAACTCACCATGAACTGACTCCACGTAATCAGTGAAAGTAATAGTCGTCATATTATTAGGGTCACCCTTAGTCTCACTAAGCAATGAACTAAAGAATGACTTACCAAACTTAAGACTACCATCTTCGTTCTTATAACTACCCATAGTCTTATCCCCAAGCTTCAACAACTTCTTAATCTCACGAACCACCTTCTTGGCCTGGTCATCCGAAATACTAATCACACCCACCTGAGA